CAAAAGGAGCTGCACGAGGACACGGCAAACCGTGTCGGAAGCATTGCTCATATCGATCGTTGCCCGGCGTCCGTCTATACTGGCCTGCTTCGCAGCAAGCCTGTGCAAACGTTGACCGTCTCGTAGATCGATATTGATCCTCTTAACGCGCTCCTTGAGTAAACGCCCAACATCAAGTTGATAAGCGACGTTCACGGAAGCTTCCTTACAACATCCCCGGAACTTCGTTCCATCCTTGGGGACCGTAAAGAATACGTTCGATCGGACCTCACGAGGTCTACTTTGCCAAGGACGCTCGCGCACGAGTGCGCGGCACCATGCTGTCTCACCCCAAAGAGGCAATAGGCAATTTGTCGCAGCGTAGACTGTCGGAGTACTGGACATCTTGTCCGGTGTTGTTATTAGCAACCCCGTGTCGGCGTACGTGGCACCTCCCGAAAATCGAGGGGTCAGGGTGTCCGGCAGATTTCCCATCAAAGAAATTACATTTTTCCGCCAACGGCTGATGAAGCCGAAGACGCGTTCGTCGCCCTCTGTCTCTAGATAGAGGTGTTGGGGCAGGAAACGGTGCAACCTTCGATTGGTAGCCCAGTTTTCACGCTCGCATGCGTAAAAGGTCTGGACGGCCGCCGCCTCGCGGTCAGTCGTACTAGGCAAGTCGCATTTTCGAAGAAGTTCAGTGATTAAGCTGTCCTTCCAATACTGCTCGCTGTTCGGATAGTCCCGAGGCCTGCATCTCAGCTCTTGAAGCTGAGCCCACTCCCCCGCGCGCACCAGCAGCAAAACTGCCAGTGCTCTTGGGGAGCCGATGTCAAAAGCTAGGCTTTCGACAACACGAATAACTTGGTTATCCATGTAACTCTTTCACAGTGTAACGTTTTTCGCCGTTACTTAGGTTGCAGGGATTGCATCACGCATGATCGACTTGATCAAGGCGTGATTGACGAGGTTGCCAGTGAAGGCGACCATGTCGGCTTTCAGAGCTTCCGGGAACTCGTCCGGGACTGACACCGAGATGTTCACTTCACATGCAGAGCCGACTTGCGTCAGCCCCGTAACCGTGTCCGTGAAGGACGACGGCATGCGAAACTTAATCTGGGCAGTCCTGGATTTATTCGCTGTGACACGAGCCAAGGCAGTGATCCACGGAAAGACGGAACTGATCGATCCCTCCTTCAGTTTCCAGTTCGCCAACGAATTGTCGCCGGCAGACGGATTGTAAAGGACGAAAGTCTTATCGACCGCCGCCGCGTTCTTCAACACGAGGTCAATTGCTTGAGGCATGGTTCTTGGTAACCTTTTTGAAAGGGTTGATTAAAGCGAAATCAGATTCGACAGACGCTTGGCCTTCTGCAGTAGCAGAGAGCTGGCTATGACGGCCAACTCCCAATCCACCTTAGGAAGCTTCAGCATCAGCTGAACCGAGGGGAAACTCCCGGGCTCCCGAACCTTATATCTATCTTCGACAACGCTCCAGGCAGGGCCTGGGTACGGAGTTCCAGATATCAAATCGGTGGAATACAGGAAGTTCTCGTACGTTATCAGCGCACTTCTCGTAGTGCTTCTGCTGGTAATGGTGAGACCGCATTCATCCGTCACTGACGAAATCAGCTGGTTCACGTTCGCAAACATATTCACTACGAATGACCAAGGGACTAGGTCCCAGGCCACAGTCCCGGGGTTTATAAGCCCGAGACGGTTCAGGAGCCACAGGTTTGGGTTATCGATCAACACACACGCGGCGACCGTCACGTTAGCCTTCCCAATCCAGCTTTCGCGGGATTTCGGGTTGGTTGCCGCTCCGGTCTGAATCCGCGTGTCAGAGATCTCCCCTTTCCCTGCAGCCCTGACCCACTGAGGTGGCACTGCCATCTGACACACCGTTGTCAAAGCCGACTGGATATCCCCAATCAAGGGGGCCCAGCCGAACTCGAACTCAAGTGCGACATCGGCAGCTCTTTGGCGTCCGTCGTTTCTCAAGCGACGCAGAGCCCGTTTATCACGGGAAAGCCTAGAGTAAGCCCGATCAACCACTTTTGTGGCTGTCGTGACACGATCTACGATCATGTCGCGAGACTGTTTCCAGCTCGCCAGGGTCACGCCCAGTGAAGCGGACCCTTTTCGGAGTTTCCCATTAAACCTTGCCAAAGCTTGGTTGTCCAACGCCGTCCAGCTAAACCCAGGGGGGAAGTGCGCGGTACTTGTGGCACCGGCAGGTCTCCACGCCCCAGGCGTGAACCCAGGCGGTTGCGTGGGTCGTTGCCAGAAAGACATAACACGAGAATTAATGAAGCCATGCTCATTCTGGACCCGAAGGTCCGGACGGTGAGTACCGGGATAATAGACCCAGTTCGAACGATTGTAGTAATACTGTCTGACGAGTGGGGACCCGACAGGCAGTGGTTGCAACGTCGACCAGTTCTCTATCTTTTGTGGCATTCAAACTCCTTCACTGTAAGCAAGGCAGGTCGCCTTGCGTGTCAGTAGCTTGGCTACGACTACAGGGCAGTTACAAGATCTACCGCTGATAAGGCGGTAGCTTAGCTGCAAAGACGGTCACTAAGAAGAACGGTAGCCTGAACCCCACCTTGCGGTGGCGTGTTTGCACCCGGATCTGTGATAACCGTAGAAGTTCCCCGGAGGGCGTCGAGAAGACGC